CATTGTTCCGGAACTCAATAAACGGAATCCGACCATACTGGTGCGGCTGGATATTCCAGTTTCCATCGGGAAGCGTGTCATAGGTAATCGCCGGTTTTGGTGCCGTCCCCGACGCTTCCGGGCGGATCAGATAGGCAACCTGCGTATCGCTCCACAGCTCATATCGTGTTACCGGATGGCCGGCGGCATCATTGAATGAATAAACCCGAATTAAGTATTTCAGCCGCTTTTTGACCGTGCTGCGGTCGTAAATCGGGACAACGGTCATCGGGTTTAAATACCAATAATCGAACACGCCGGTTTCGTTGTCCTTCCAGTATGTCAGCCACGCCCGGCCGGTGTTGGAAGCGTCGATACCCAGCTGGCGTATAACCTTCGGCCACTGCGTCCCGATTGCGTCATTGACACGCTGCAGCAAAGCCTTGTCGCCGTTTTCCGTGCTATCCGCCGGAAGATCAAACTGCGGCGGGACGGAAAAAAGATACCCGACTTTCTGGTCCACAACCGTCCGGTGCCGGTTCATACTCAGCCGGTTGTCGGCGCTGCGCAGCGGGTTGGAGCCTTTGAGCTTCAAAAACTTGTTTACCTCGTCGATTGCCGCGGCGCCGGACTGCTTAATCTTATCCTGATTGTCATAGTAATCGAACCCCTGCTGCGCCTGCACTACAAATTTCGCATATTGGCATCCGTCGCTGTAAAGGTAATTCTGGATGACCTGCCGGATCTGCGGCAGATTCTGAAAATCAATATCCGTGTTCAAGTTCTCACCACCCCCCTATCGTTGTGCCGCCGTGATGCACCATAACCGTATTCACAAAATACCGAATCTCATCCATCGCGTGGTCGTTCTCTTTGACCGGCTTGTCTTCCTGTTTCTTATCGTCCCAGTGATACGCTGAGAACTCCGTAACCGCGCCGGAACAGTTCTTGGTGACTTTCAGCCGGCCGGACTTAAATGCTGCGGCCGTTTCGCGGATGCCGTCCAGCACGTCGTTGTTTGCCTGCCGAACCGTAAACCGCCCATGTTTTTTAATCTCCGCGATCATGGACGCCGCGGACGGGTCAATAACAATTTCACTGATATACCGCTTTCCCGCCAGTTTTTCAACCTCGGCGTAATACTCCGCGTCAGTAAGCTGCCGGCGCGTCTCCCGGCCGGAATGGTAATACTCGTCGAAGCGGTACCAGACACCCCTGTACAGGCCGTACAGCCCCGCACTGAACGGGTTCAGCGTGCCGTAGTCGATCGAAATGTAATATTTTACGTAGTCCCGCGGTTCCGGCTCGACAATCCCCTGCCCGTTGGCAACATCGGGATAAATCAGGCCGTCCGCCGCCACCCACTTGCCGAGGATATACCGGTCGTAGAAAACGCCGGAATAGTCGTTGTAATACTCCTGCTTTTTTGCCTCACTCAAAGACGGGTTATCGTCTAGAAGAAAGTGCAAGTGTTTGGCGTTATGCTTGTGTTTCGGGTCAAGGATCCATTCACGGTAAAACCAATGCATAGGCCCCTCGGGGTTACAGTTAAACCAGTATTTTGAACCCTCAACAGAGCAGCGGGCCAGTGCTTGATTCACGAACGATTCCGGCATCAGTGCAACTTCATCCAGCAGGACGCCCGCCAGCGTAATGCCCTGAATCAGCATATAGGATGCTTCGTCTTTACCGCCAAAGACATAAAACGTATTTGTTTTATGACCTCTGGACACCGTCAGGACGTGATTTGCAAAGTGCAGAGTAAACTGTTCGCGCAGATATTTAATCCCCATCAGCGGCTTTATGACATTGCGCTCGGCGGAAATGACTGTCTTGCCGCAAATGCCGAAATTCTGCCCGGAGAAGTTACCCATCGCCCACAGGATAAACGACAGCGACATGACGGACGTCTTGCCGGAGCGGATCGCGCCATCGCAGATCAACGCGGATTTACCGGAATACGGAAAACGGAGGATTTCTTTTTGCTTTGTGGAAAAACTCATTTACTAAAATCCTCCTTAAGCGACTTCGTGATCGGATCGTCCTCGCCTTCTGCGCTTATGAGTGCGGCGTTGGTATCTTCTCCGATAATGCTTCGAAGTTCTTTAACCGCTTGTACGTCACCGGCCTGTGCTTGCTGCATCAAAGCAAAGGCAACAAGCATTTTATTGTCGCAGCCCTCGGGCGGTACACCCGCACGGGACAGTTTATTCCATTTTCGGCGATCAGAAACTGGAAGAGAAAGTAAAAAGTCTGAATATTCCCGAAGCGTCTTTTTTGCCCGACGGGCCTCACCTGAGGCTTTGCCAGCTTCTCGGGCGTTCCTCGCGCGTTCCTCAGGAGTCAAGCGACTGTTTAGCTCTTTCGCCGACATAAGATTTTTCTCGTTTGCCACATGGTCCACCACCTCGTTTCAAACGTTCATATGGGCATCTCGGCAGCATACACGCCCACGCCCCGGTACGCCTGTAATCATTCCAGACACATTTTGGACTGCACACTGCTGGTCACCTCCCGAAAATCGGCATGAAAAAGGACGGCCCGAAGGTCGCCCACATGATATAGTTAAATTTAAGTTAAATGACGCTACATGTTGAAAAGTTAGTTGAAACTGTGGATAAGAAAAGGATGCCACAATGGGCGTCCAAAAAGCGGTATTAAAAACAGTTAATTAGAAAGAGCAATTTTACATTTCCACTCAAATAATCCAGAGCCATAAAAGCGCCTATGATAAATATAATCCAAGTAATTGAAACTATTCTCGTGCTGCTCCGATAATTTGCATTAGCCACTTCCAACAATGAATTGCTATCTATTAGATCATTAATTTCATTCTTCTCAAGAATATCTTGGTAAGATTTTTTTAAAGCTGATATGGTTGTATCATAGTAATTTTTCTGAAAATGCATATGCAGTCTACACAAAAAAAATACCACCGCAGATCCCAGTAAAACAAAAGACGTTAAAATAGCAATGTCTGGGGTGAAAATTTTTGATGTATCCTTTGTAACTCCTTTAGAAAATAATATTGTAGCAATATAGCCTAAAATTGCTATAAAGTTCGTTTTAAAACTTCCAGCAAATGAGTTTATGCTTTCACTGATTTTATCACAATAGGCCTGCAACGAATTGACAATATCTTTTTTCAGACTTAAATAATCCTTAACATTTTCTTTCAAATAAAGATTATAATTACTTTTAATCGAATGGAATACTGCTTCATCAATTGCTAAAATATCAGAATATTTACAGTGCAAACTTATAACATTTCTAACAATTTGAGCTTTATCAAATATATTACCATTCTGATATAGCCAATCATATATATTAAAAAAAATGTCTGAATAAGTAACTGCATCATTTCTTAGATCTACTGATCTGTTTACTAGCCGATACCCATTAAACGTAAAAGAAAGTACATTACCTTGTAATTTGCTTTGATCGGCCAAATACATAAGAGATAAGGTGAAACACAATTTATTTAAATATAATTGTATTTCATTAGGTACATTTCCTTCATAAATTTTGAAATCATTCGGGATAAATTCAATATCATCTGAAGTAATATTACATATTACCTTTCGCTTTTCTATGATTGCATCACGTAAGGTATTGCTATATGTGCACTCGGCTTTTGTGCTATATTTATAATAAATTCTCATATATCCCGTTTTTAAGAAAATACTATCATTTAAGCATTGAAAAATTATAAATTCATTTGAATGATTTTTCAATGTGCTAAACATATATAAAAAGTCCGAAGCAGATTGTTTAAATACTTTTTCCGAAAAATCATGGAAATTATAGATCGATAAAATTCCGTCTTGGATTGTTTTTTTAATTTCGATACTAATTTCAAAATCATCGGAATCTTTATCAAAGTAGTTTTTAATAGGTTGCATAAAGGAATCGAATTTGTGTAACTCTTCTTGAGATTTTTTGGAAATTGTCAATACTTTTTCATCAATATATTTAACGAAAATTTTTAAATTATCTCGTTCTGGAACTCCATCAAACAAATCAAATATTTTACCAGTAACTAATTGTTTAGTAATAAATGAAACTTTATATTGACTTAAATTCTCAAAAGATGTAATTGAAGTCGGAGAAACATCAAATTGCTTTGAAATTTCATTAGGCAAAAGCATATTATTTCTCCTTTACTAAAATTATAATTTATTTTCATCTTTAAATGAATTTAAAATACTCTGATCTTCCGTATAAACTTTTAGGTATGACTTTCTGGTTCCTCGTTCAATTCCTTTTCGAACAACTTCATCGACAATTGCTGTATCAACATTATCAATTTCAAGGCTTATATTCATACCAACTTGATAAGTATCCTTAATAATTTTTGCTTTAATTTTTGAAGGGACACATGTAAACTGCTTTGAAAATTTTCTTTTGTCAGGTAATTGATGGATCTCTAAAATGAACTTATCTTTTTCATCCTGCGGTATATCACAAGTTGGACTTGAAAAATAATTAGTAAACACATTTCCAATTAATTCTGGATAGTCTATAAACGTATTCGAATTCATGTAATGAATAAACGAATTGCGCAAAACTCTTCTATGATAAGGATACTTTTTCTTGAAATGATGATCAATTAGTTTCAATGTAGTTTCCATTGCCGTTTCAGTGCTATAATCGTCGTTATATTCTGCTGTAACCTCTAAAAACTTTTTATAAAAATATTTTGCATCATTATCTAATAAAATTTGAATACTCTGTATTTCAACATTTGAATTTGTGATTTCTGTATTGTCTGCATTTTTTATTTCATAATTTATTAAAGCTGATTTACCTAAATTCCTTTTATCAATTTGTATGCCCTGTTGACGCGTAAGTTTCTGATTTTCCAGAAAATCAAAAGAATCAAGTTTAGCGATAAGATATTGAAATCTATTTTTTTCCAGCTGTAAGATTGCTTGAACTAAACAGCCCTTATCAATTACTTTTTTAAGCCTTTCAACCTGCTTTTGGGCTAGAGTTTCCTCACGCAAAAATTTATCTGCTATAATTTTGTAATTCCTACTTATTATGTCAAATGGGCTCCCATTATATATGCATATTATAGAATTTATCGTAGTTGCTAAGACTTCCGAGCTCTTTGAAATCGCTTGATAATTTGTTTGCCTGTCGCTATGTATAATATTTGAAATCAAAAAGGCCACATATTTTTGATATTCATCATTCACTTCTCGCTTATCAGCAATGCCTGCTTCCCTGTCAATTATATAGGCACTTGTGAACATGTTTTTTCCTCCTCTAATTTGTTAATTGCATTATAATACAATTAACTTCATATTGGAAGAATAAATTCAATAATTTGTCGAAATTTTCCGCTTTATGGTTGCTTCCATTATACCTGTCTTGAAGCGAGTATATTGTTCCATTCAGACGAATTCTATAAAAAGTCCCTGCACTCTCTGCCAAGTGCTCTGCATAGAACACAAGGCTTTGAGAGATACAGGGTTTTCTTTTTGTGTCACCGCCCGGCTCTGCCCCGGCAGGTCCCGGATAATTCCGTGCCCGGTGACATATAAGCGGCATCAGGGATTCGAACCCCGCACGCTCCCCGGCCTGCATCTTGCGCGCAGATGGACTGTGAGCAACGTTCCCCAAGTCACGTCAAATTATGCCGCATATCGACGCCGCCTGTTTTTCATGCAGGCGGCGTCTTTATGTATTTATACGTTTGAGTGCTGCCTGGTAATACTTTTTATCCATCTCAAACCCGGTGTACTTCCTCCCGCTCCGGATGCACGCAACCGCCGTCGTACCGCTGCCCATGCAGCTGTCGAGAACCAGCTCGCCCGGATTCGTGTAGGTGCGGATGAGGTATTCGAACAGCGCCACGGGCTTTTGTGTCGGATGCAGGCCGCGCTCACATTTAATTTCCAGCAATTGCCGCGGGTAATGGACAATGCGGGTTTCCGTGTCATGAGACAGGCTGCCGTCCATCTTGTAAGCGGAGTCTCCGCGCGCCGTCTGATGCTTGCCCCGCCTGTGTACCGGCTTATCCAATACAATGATGCCCTGTGGGTTATACGTCGGCGCGTGCTTATAAAACACGCAGACTTCCTCAATACAGCGCAGCGGCTGCTTCTTGGCGAATGCAAACCCGGTCGGAATATTTTTATACCAATACCAACAGTACTGGAATAGCCTCGGCTGACTGGAAATCAGGCGCGTCGTAAACGGCTGCGCGGATGTCAGGACAATCGCGCCGTTATCTTTGATAATACGCAGATACTGTTTCCACAATTCCGGAAACGGCAGCAGACTGTCCCAGTAGCAATTAGTAATGCCATACGGCAAATCGGAAAGAATCATGTCTATGCTGTGATCCGGGTACATGGTCATCCCGGCAATGCAGTCCATATTGAAAATGTGGTTGATGTAGTTTTCCATGCGGCTCCTTTCTGTCGGCCCCGCACGGTCTAAGGCATAAGAAAAGCGCCCGGCCATCGCCGAACGCCCTTCCGAAATTCCCTGATTATATTGTAGCACAAATAAAAGGAGCAGAACGGGCAGTTTCGTACAGAAACGTACAGCTTTT